CGGCCGTGACCCGGAGAACTACTCGCTGACGTTCGCCGAGTGGCGCAAGAAGTTCCTCGGGCGCGAGACGTACCGCCACCAGCAGCTGTGGATCGACGTGCTCGAGGGCAAGGAGCCCGAGCTCTGGCACGACTCGATCTTCTACAAGAAGGGGAACCCGCGGCGTGTGCTCATCAACACGCCCCCGTTCCACGCGAAGTCGGCGACGATCACCCAGGAGTACGTCACCTACCGGCTCTGCCTGAACCCGGCCCTCCGCGTCCTCATCATCAGCAAGACCGCGGACATGGCGGCCAGCTTCCTCTTCTCGATCAAGACGATGCTGACCGACCCGGAGTTCGCCGAGCTCCAGGCGGCGTACGCCCCGCCCGGCGGGTTCCGGCCCGAGCGCGGCAAGGGGCAGTGGGCCGACAAGGCGATCTACCTCGCCGACCGCAACTTCGACGCCGCGGACAAGGCGGCCAAGGACCCCTCGGTGGTCGTGGCCGGCATCGGCGGCCAGATCTACTCCCGCCGCGCCGACCTCATCATCGGCGACGACATGATCGACGACGGCAACGCCTCGAACTTCGAGAAGCAGTTCAAGTGGTTCAACCGCACGGTCCTGTCCCGCAACAAGACCGGCCGCGTGGTCATCGTCGGCACCCGGGTCGCCCCGCTCGACCTCTACAAGCACCTCCAGAACCCCGACCTCTACATCACCGGGGAGTCCCCCTGGACGGTGCTGAAGTCGCCGGCGGTCCTCGAGTACGCCGAGGACCCGAAGGACTGGGTCACCCTCTGGCCGCGGTCCAGCCAGATCCTCGACGAGAACGGCGAGGACGAGCCGGACGAGGACGGGATGTACCCCGCCTGGGACGGCCCGGCCCTCGCCTCGGTGCGGGCCGACAACGACGCCCAGGTGTGGGCGATGGTCTACCAGCAGCAGGACGTCTCCGACGAGATGACCTTCCACCCGACGTGCGTGCGCGGCTCGGTCAACGGCCGGCGCCGCCCGGGCCCGCTCATCGCGGGCGCGTGGGGGCACCCGAAGGACGGCATGGAGGGCAAGCGGGTCATCCTCTCGATCGACCCCGCCGGCACCGGCCAGGCCTTCCTCCTGCTCTACGCCGTCGACCGGGTGACCGGGAAGCGGTGGGTGCTGAACGCCTGGATGGGCGACCACACCACGCCGGCCTGGTACGCCGACCGGATCGAGGAGGTCCACCCGCACTACGGCCTCCACGAGGTCGTCATCGAGCGGAACGGCTACTCGAACTGGCTGATCCACGACGAGCGGATCAAGGGCTACTGCCAGAAGAACGGGATCACGATCGTCCCGCACTACACGGGCGACAACAAGCAGGACCCCGACTACGGCGTGGCCTCGATGCAGTCGCTGTTCGGCGCCCTCAAGCGCCGCTCGGACGGGCAGGCCGACACCGGCTCCCTCGACCACGACGGCAACAACCTCATCGAGCTCCCCGACCCGGACCGCAACCCGGCGATCAAGGCGCTCATCGAGCAGCTGGTCAGCTGGGTGCCGGGCAAGCTCGGCAAGGACCTCCGCATGGACGGGCCGATGGCGCTGTGGTTCGCCGAGCTCCGGGCCCGGCTGTACGTCATGGGCGCCTCCGGCTCGGAGCGGCCGAAGTCACACGCCACGACGCGGTTCACCACGAAGCGCGCACTCCGCCGACAGGGAGTTGTCCCGGTCGGCTACTAGCACGAGAGGACGGGCATGGGCCACTACGACCAGGACCACCGTCTGAGCCGCGTCTTCGACCGGGTCAAGTCCGTCAAGGACAAGTGGAGCCACCGCGACATCGCCTCCGAGCTCATGCGAGCAGTGCTCGCCGGCGAGTGGGAGAAGGTGGCCGCCGACGCGTTCACCGACGAGTACCCGGCCCCGATGGTGGCCAACCGGATCAAGGTCATGTCGAAGGACGTGGCCGCGTCCCTGGCGCCCCTGCCGTCCGTCAACTGCGTGGCGTACAACACCGCCAGCGACGACGCGAAGAAGTTCGCGGAGAAGCGCGGCCGGATCGCGAGGTCCTACCTCGACGGCTCGGACCTCGACGCCCACATGACCGACTTCGCCACGTCGTACAACACCTTCGGCCTCGGGGTCTTCTTCGTCGAGCCCGACTTCGCCCTGAAGACGCCGAAGATCCGGGTCCGCGACGGGTCCGGCGTCTACTGCGTCTGGGACGCCCAGGGCCGCACGGTCTGGGCGTTCGAGGAGTTCTGCCTGCCGGCGTACGAGCTGGCCGCGCTCTTCCCCGCCGCGGAGGCGGTGCTCGAGGAGTACGACAAGCACGACGGCACCGTCCGGGTCATCCGGTACTCCGACCGTGAGCGCACGGTCACCTACCTGCCCGAGTGCGGCAACGAGATCGTCCTCGAGTACGCCGCCCCGATCCCGGGCGAGTGCCAGTACGTCTGCGTCGCCCTGCCGGGCGAGGGCACGACGTTCTCCGGCGTGCCCCGCGGCGCGTACGACGACCTCATCTGGCCGCAGATGGCGGACCACGAGTTCCGGATGCTCCAGCTCGAGGCCGCGCACAAGGCGGTCAACGCACCGCTCGCCGTGACCCCGGACGTCGTCGACGTCCCGTACGGCCCGGACGCGCTGATCCGGACCCAGCAGCCGCAGAACATCCGCAAGGTGGGGATCGAGATCCCCAACGGTGCGTTCGCCGCGAGCGAGCTCATCCGCGAAGACCTCGCTGTCGGGGGCATGAGCCCCGAGAGCAGGACCGGCAACATCCAGGCGTCGGTCATCACAGGCAAGGGCATCGAAGCCGCATCGGCTGGCTACAGCTCCCAGATCGCTAACGCCCAGATCATGATCGCGTTCGCGCTGGAGCAGGCCATCCAGAAGTGCTTCAAGATGGACGAGCACCTGTGGGGCGACACCAGGAAGTCGATCGAGGGGATCGAGCAGGGTTCGCCCTACACGCTCGAGTACACGCCCCGGATCGCCATCAAGGGCAAGCACACCGTCGACATCACGTACGGGTTCCTGTCCGGCATGGCGCCGAACAACGCCCTGGTGTTCGTCCTCCAGGCGCAGGCCGCCGGCCTGATCTCCCGCGACTTCGCGGCCCGGCAGCTGCCGGTGGGGATGAACGTCTCGGAGGAGTTCGACAAGATCGACATCGAGACGATGCGGAACTCCCTCATGCAGGGCATGTCCGCTCTCGCGCAGTCGGTCCCGCAGATGATGCAGTCCGGGATGGACCCGACCCAGATCGTGTTCGGCCTGGCCCAGATCATCCAGCTGAAGCAGAAGGGCAAGGCGATCGAGGAAGCGATCGCTGAGGTCTTCGCCCCCAAGCCGCCCCCGCCCGCTCCCGGCAGCGAGGAGGTGGCCGCATCGGACACGGCCGCCGGCCCCGCCGGTTCTGAGTCGGGCGGGGGCTCCCCCCTCGCACCGGACAACCTCGTGCCCGGCGCCCAGGCGCTCGGCCCGAACGACCGGCCGGACCTCTCGATGCTCTTCGCCGGGATGTCCAGCGCAGGGAACCCCGTCATCCAGGGCGGCATCAGCCGACAGAACCCGGTGATGGGCACCTGACGTGGCCCGGTTCATCGTCTGGTGCTGGCTCTGCCTGAGCCGCGAGGAGAACGGCCCCGGCGCCGGCGCGTGCGCGCGGTGCCAGGTGGACATCGAGGACGCACTGAGACGACTGGAGGAGGGGCTCGATGGCGAATGAGCACGGCGGCTATCGCCAGCCGTCCAACCCTGCACCCGTCTCCGGCCCGGGCGCGCACTCCGCGCGCACCGACCGCGGACCGAAGCAGCACGAGATCACCGGCGGGAGCTACGGCTCCTCGCAGGAGTTCCAGGCCCAGCAGGCCGCCGCCCCACTGGCGCCGGCCGCCGGGGCACCGGGCGGCACCGCACCGGCCGGGCCGGACTTCTCGTCCCTCGTCGGGATGAGCGCGCCGTCGCAGATGCCGGACGTCCCGTTCACCGACGGTGCGGCGGCTGGCGCTGGCGTAGGCCCCGAGGCCCTCGGCCTTCGGGCGCCGGACCCCACTCGCGAGGAAGCACAAGCCCTCGCGAAG